CAGCAGAGAAACCAGCAGAGAAACCAGCAGAGAAACCAGCAGAGAAACCAGCAGAGAAACCAGCAGAGAAACCAGCAGAGAAACCAGCAGAGAAACCAGCAGAGAAACCAGCAGAGAAACCAGATCTCGATAAGGTACGAAGACTTCAAGAATTACTGAAGCAAGCAGGAGTATACAACGGACCAATTGACGGTGCTATATCTGACGAAGTTCGCAGTGCGCTAGAAAAATATAAACAAAAACAAACTCCTAGTAGTGGCCCTGCCAGTAATCCATCTACTAGTAGTTCGTCCAATAAAAACCCTGTAACACCAAGTTCGCCACAGTCTGCGAATTCATCGATACCGACACCACTAAAAGATATTTTAAATCGAGTAGAACAATTGAGTAAAAAATATTCGGTATCAGAATCAAAATCAACAATTGATTCGCCTGTTGAACAAATGCAAAGAATTCGCCAATTAATTGATGAAGCAGAGTGGGCAGCCAAATCACCTTGGGCCCCAAGCCCAGCGTTGGTTCAGGCGATGCTCGATGCTGAAAAAGCACGAGCAAACACTTCTAGATCCACAAGTCAGTGGGGCACACCAATTGACCCAATTGATTCCTCTACTAACCCGGGAAGAAAAGAGCCAAAATTTAGCCCAGCAGCAACGGAACCAGTTAAAACACCTGCGTCAAACAAACCAGTTGCTACTTTGTTAGGTGGATCCGGAGTTGCGCAAGAACCAATTATGAATTTAGATGTAAGGACCCCTCCCGCAGAAACTCCATCTTCTGGAGTATGGAGCAAAATAAAAAATGTTCCTGGAGTAAATGCCACTGGTAAATTAGTAGGCAGGGTTGCGCCTGGAGCAGGAGTAGCGTTAGGGGCATTGGATGTAGCAAATAGATATCAGGCCGGGGATACTACTGGAGCAGCAATTGCTGGGGCAACGGCCGCCGCCAGTTCAATACCCGGTATAGGAACTGCCGCTGCTATATTAGGGACAAGTGTGCAGGCTTTGCGAGATAAAATTAGAACTGGAAAGTTATTTCCGAATGAAGAGGAAATACTTGCCGCTGTTGCCAAAGATTCTGAAGGGAAAAACAGCAAAAATAAAGATACGGCTCAGTTACAAAAAGATTTAACAGAACTACAAAGATATTTGAATGATAGTAGTACAGGCCCAGACGACAAAATCAAAATAAAATCTGCTATTGAAAAAATAAATAAAATATTGAAAAAGGGATGAATCTTTAATAAAACTACTATGTCTGAATCTAAAAAAATTGCACAACTAAGAGATCGGTTAGCAAACATAGAAAATAATTCTACCCAACCCTTATCAGAACTGTCTCTTCCGCCCGGCGCAGCCGCTCTCGCAACCAAGGTTGGTACAAAGGCTCTCAATCTTGGTGCTGATGCTGTACAAGGTGTTAAAAAGTTTTTTACCAAGCCACCTCCGACCCTAAGTCAAACTAGCCAATTTACTCTTAATGGCAAAGATTATTTTGCACAGCCCGGACTCGGCGGTAATGGCATTAAATGGTTTAGGAAAGGTGCTAACAACAGTGAAATACCAGTCACTAATCCGACCATAATATCTCAACTCGAAGCCGAAGCAGCAAAACACGGTTCAAATCTAGTGCAAGGGGTGTCCTCGGCAGGTAAACTATGGGCAAATATTAAATCATTAGTTCCGGAGGCAAAAAAAACTCAAGAAGCACAAGAAATTGCTACTAAACTAAAAAGCAAAATGGACACCGGGATTCGAATTGCCGGTGGCATAACGGTAAGCGCTGCTGCATACTCCTTCTATAAAGCATATGAAACTGATGATGCAATTGGCGTGGAAAATGCAGTTTTGGTAGGTTTAGCGGGGGTTGCAGGAGTTGTCTGGCCGCCGAAAACTCTAATAAGATTTGCAACCTTTGTAGCAGCAGTATTACTGGTAGCGGCAGGAGGTCTTGCCCGTAGCAAAAATTTTACAGATGATCAGAATAAAGAGATTCTAGACCTTGCAACCAAAGCATGGCGCGCCAAACAAGAACCAAATAAAGAAGAAATCGACAAAATAAATCCGAATTATTATGATGTGGTCAAGGCCCTATATGATAAATGGAAAAGAACAACGGCTTCCTCAACCTCATCGCCTTCCGATCAATCTCAACAATCTGCTTCGACCGGCCAATCTCAGCAATCTGCTCCCCTTGCATCTCCTAGACCGTCGAGTAGTTCTAATCAAGAACTCGATGATTTGATCAAGGATTTGAAACTATGAAACGTCTTCCTTCGCCAGTGACTAAAAAAATTGCCGAAATTGTCAATCGATTTTATAATCGAGATAATTTTGAAGTTGGTCCTTTTGTTAGCGAAGAAAGAGTGCTACTTGACGTAAAAAAAGAAATTAACGAAAAATTTCAGGATCAAATACAAGAACGTTATGGCAAGCAAATTGATATCGGTGAAGAGGCTCGAAAGGTAGCCGAAGCCTTTATAAAAAAATGCACCGCCGACTGGGAACAAAATCGTCAAACTGATTCCGACCATGACTCGATGGAAAGTATTTTAAAACTATCTGGATTGAACCGCCGAGATATTTGATAATATTTGAGGTTGCAAAATAAATAAAGTTAGCATACAATAGATGTATGCTAACTTTTTTCTTTTAGTCAGTGGGCTAAGAGAAATGGCATAAATTTAGGCATAAACATTAAGGAGAAATATTATGGCTACACTTGCAGAAATTCGCGCAAAACTTCAGGCTGCTTCCCAACAACAAACTGGCAGTGGCGACAATCAAATTTACGCCCATTGGAATATTCAAGATGGGCAAACCGCAACTGTTCGATTCCTTCCAGATGCTGAACCATCTAACACGTTTTTTTGGGTTGAACGCAATCTAATCAAATTGCCTTTTGCAGGCGTTAAAGGCGAAACTAATAGCAAACCTGTTCAAGTACAAGTTCCTTGCATGGAAATGTGGAACGAAACCTGTCCAATTCTAACCGAAGTTCGTCCTTGGTTCAAAGACAAAAGTCTGGAACAAATGGGTCGTAAATATTGGAAGAAAAAATCTTATTTGTTTCAAGGGTTCGTTGTTGATTCAAAATATCAAGAAGACAAAACACCAGAAAATCCTATTCGCCGATTTATTATCGGCAGTCAAATCTTTAACATTGTTAAGAATGCACTGATGGATAGTGAAATTGAAGAATTGCCTACTGACTATGTTCGAGGGCTAGATTTCAAAATTGCTAAAACCAGCAAGGGCGGTTATGCTGACTACAGCACCAGCAACTGGGCTCGCCGTGAGCGAGCACTGAGCGAAGCAGAACAGGCTGCTATCAAGCAATACGGCCTATTTAATTTGTCAGATTTTCTACCTAAAAAGCCCGGTGAAGTTGAACTCAAAGTTATCAAAGAAATGTTTGAAGCGTCAGTAGACGGTGACGCATTTGACATGGAGCGTTGGGGTGCTTACTTCAAGCCCGCAGGAATGGGCGGGAGTGGTAGCGCAACCGGAACTACTAAACCTAGTGCAACGATTGACGACGATGAAGAGTCTCATGTTACACCTGTTGTTCACTCTGCTCCTGCAGAAGTAAAGCAAAAAGAACCTGAATCCGATTCGGGGTCGGGTGGCGAGGCTAGTAATCGTGCTTCTGATATCATTGCTATGATTCGCAAGCGTCAATCAAACTAATAGGAGATCACAATGACAAATAAAACCGTAACTAAAATCAGTGATAAAGTGGTAAAAGTAAGTGATTCTTTTACTGTTAACATGTATGACAATGGCTACATGTTTGAAATGAGCGGACGTGACGAGGATGGTGATTATAAGAACGTAAAAATTCTTGCTCCAACTACAGAACAACTAATACTGCTGATTAAAGAAGCCATCGAAATGGAAAGAGACGACTGACATGACCAAGGCTTTTGACATCACAAAATTTCGTCGAAGCCTTACCAAGTCTATTGACGGGCTTGGTATTGGCTTTAACGATCCCACCGATTGGGTCAGCACCGGCAATTACGCACTGAACTATCTTATCAGTGGGGATTTTTTTAGAGGTATTCCACTAGGCAAGGTCACTGTGTTTGCAGGTGAAAGTGGTGCTGGTAAAAGTTATATCTGTTCTGGTAACATTATTCGTCACGCACAGGAACAGGGCATTTATGTTGTACTAGTTGATAGCGAAAATGCTCTTGATGAAAAATGGCTAATCGATCTAGGTGTAGATACCAGTGAAGGCAAACTGCTTAAACTTAATATGGCCATGATCGATGATGTGGCAAAAACTATCCACGAGTTTATGAAAGAATATAAACTCATGCCGGCAGATGAACGACCTAAAGTTCTTTTTGTCATTGATAGTTTGGGCATGTTGTTGACCCCAACCGATATTAATCAATTTGAAGCAGGAGACCTAAAAGGTGATATGGGCCGTAAGCCCAAAGCACTGACAGCACTGGTTCGTAATTGTGTTAATATGTTTGGTAGTTACAATGTCGGCATGGTATGTACCAATCACACATATGCTAGCCAAGACATGTTCGATCCTGACGACAAAATTTCAGGCGGACAAGGCTTTGTTTACGCAAGTTCTATCGTAGTTGCCATGAAAAAACTTAAACTCAAAGAGGATGAGGATGGCAATAAAGTCAGTGATGTACTAGGTATTCGTAGTGCGTGTAAGATTATGAAAACACGTTATGCTAAACCTTTCGAAAGTGTCCAAGTTAAAATTCCCTATTCAACAGGAATGAGCCCTACTAGTGGGCTTGTTGATTTATTTGAAAAATTAGGAGTCTTGACAAAGAGTGGAAATAAACTACAATATGTCAGTAAGAAGACCGGAGAAATTTCAGCCGAATTTCGTAAAAATTGGACAGAAGATAAATTAATGACTATTATGTTAGAATGGGACAACTCAATTATAGTTGCTCCTATAATTACCGAAGAAACTGAGGAATAAAAATGGAAGAAGATCTTATTATTGAAATTTGGGACACTTTTAAAGAATATGTCCCGGAAAAAAATCGTGATACGGCCGCAACACACTTTATTGATTTTCTTATCGGCCGTGATGTAGAAATGAGCGTAATTGAAAGCCTAGTTGGTTTTGATCCCCATCTTGATAATGCCATTGAACTGGTATTAGAAGAAAGTAACGGAACCGATAGTGACAACGACACCGAAGATTGGGATCGGTACGAGGACGATGAGGATTATTAATGACTTGGTTTAGCCGGGTCAGTAAAGATATTATCAACCTCCCAGACTGTTTAGATTTTTTTTACAAAGAACTAGAGCAGGCACGCCAAGAAGTTAAAATCCACGGATTAGTGGAGCGTGCCTCTGCATCTCTTCCTGGAATGGTTGAACATAGATTTAATCAACTTCAAGAAATTGAAGCCATTTTAGAACATCTCAATATTGAGTTGCGACGAATAAAATCTAAAATCTTTAGAAAATATTTAGAAAATTATCAACGAGCATTAAGCAGTCGTGATTGTGAAAAATATGTTGAAGGTGAGGACGATGTTGTTGATATGGAAAAAATTATCAATGAATTTGCTATGTTGAGAAATCAATGGCTAGGTATTATTAAAGGATTAGATATTAAAGGTTATCAGATTAACAACATAATCAAATTACGAGCAGCAGGGTTGGAAGACATTGTTCTCTGATTGATTCTATTGTATAATAAACACATGAATATTGAAGATATCATTGTTGTTGTTGTTAACAACAGAATACCCTTGAACTCTTGGGACTGTCGTCTAGTGGACAGTTTGTTTGAACAAATTATATTGAACAATAGTTTAACCGAAAAGCAAGGAAATGCCGTGGTAAAAATCTTAAAAAAGTACTCACCACATATTTCTCGCATCACTGGCAAAGATATTAAACAATTTCTAGAAACTCCAACTTATCGGCTGGGAATTAGGACAATTAATTTGATTAAAAAGGCTGGTATTGTTGAGCATGAGATTTTCGGAAAGGCCATTAGAATGGAATTTCCTTTTAATTTTGAAATTATTCAAGAAATCAAAAATAAAAAAACCTTTGATCATTCAGGTCGGTGGGACTCTGAAGAAAAAGTGTGGATTTTTCCATTAAACGAAACAAACATTTCACATCTATCAACAATTATTCGAAATTATCAATTTGAAACTGACCTTGAACTTCGAGGCTATATCGAACAAGTTGAAAAAATTATTGAAAACATGGATGAGCATGTACCTTTGTTAGTGTTAGAAAATAACGAGACAAAAATTCGTAATTTTTCACAAAATTTGTCTGTTTTTGATTCAAAAAATATCTTAAAATCAATTTTTGAAGCAAGGAAAATGGGAATTTTGACCTGGGATGATTATATCGATGAATATCTTTCTAGCGAAGTTGACAATGAAACTACTAGAGATTTTTTAATGAGCGATCCTGGTCAAAAATTTCATGTTGACCGAGGAAAAAAAGACATTTTTTCACTTTCTGATATTATACTCAATATGGGCCCAACTTTGTTTATTATCCCAGGAGGCAGTGAGTTAGAAAATTTACAAAATTGTTTTAATTTCTTAACTAGTATCGGAATTGATCAAAAAGAAATCAGCGTGATGTTTAGATTGAGCCAAGAAAACCACAAAAGTTTCAATGATTTTGTAAAAAATCAAGGACTCAATAATCCTATATCAGAATCAACTCGAGCAGTTTTTATCAGTGGGAAACTACCTAAGCCTTTGTTAAAATCTGGAATTAAATTTCACAGTGTAGTCAACATGGGATTTGACCACGCACACTATACCATGAGAGATTTTGTAAAAAATCATGAAAATGTAGTGTATTATGCTGAAATAACTATTCGTACATATATCATCGAAAATGAAGAATTGTAAAGTAATTATACTAGATGAAATAAATTGTAAAATCATTGGGTTGCCTCTTGACATCCGCAAGGCCTTGGTTAAAAAATTCAAATATGAAGACCCTTCAGCCAGGTTTAGGCCCTCTTTTAAGTTAGGTAGATGGGACGGGAGTATCAGTTTTTTCGGTTTAGGCGGCACCACCTATATGAGCATGTTGCCACAAGTATTAGAATACCTAGAAAGCAACAATTTCTACATTGATCTAGATGATCAACGAATTCCTATTGATATAAATTTTGAAGAAATTGACACAGATTTTTGGGGAGATCTAACATGGCCAGTTGGCCATGTCATGGCAGGGCAACCTATTCGATTGCGAGATTATCAATGTAATGTAATCAATAATTTTTTAAAAAACCCACAATGTTTGCAGGAAGTAGCAACTGGCGCAGGAAAAACCATTATTACCGCAACACTGGCAAAAATTTGTGAAAAATATGGTCGAACTGTAACCATTGTTCCCAACAAAAGTCTTGTAGAACAAACCGAAGAGGACTTTCGCAATTGTCAATTAGATGTAGGAGTTTATTACGGCGACCGCAAAGACCTTAATCGAACTCACACTATTTGCACTTGGCAAAGCCTAAACATATTAGATAAAAAATCCCATGATGATGCAGAATTATTAACACTGGCCGAATTTTTGGACGGCGTTCAAACTGTAGTAGTTGACGAGTGTCACATGGTCAAGGCCGATGTGTTGAAAAAATTATTAACACACAATCTAAGCCAGTCGCCTATTCGATGGGGATTAACTGGAACCATACCCAAGGCCGAACATGAATACCAAGCACTGCGGGCTAGTCTGGGAGATGTGATAAATCGCATCAGTGCATACGATCTACAACAGAAAGGTGTGCTCAGTGAATGTCATGTAAATATTGTGCAGACTGCTGAATGGAAAGAATTTAGAAGTTACCAAGAAGAATTAAAATATTTGGTAACCGACGAAAACAGAATGACCTATGTTGCCAACTTGATTAAAACCATTACCGAAACAGGAAACACTTTAGTACTGGTAGACAGAATTGAAAGCGGCAAATTTCTCATTGAACAAATTCCGGATAGTGTATTTGTATCAGGTGAAGTTAAAACCAAAGATAGGAAAGAAGAATATGATGAAATTAAAACTGCCGACAATAAACTTATCGTGGCCACTTATGGCGTTGCTGCCGTTGGGATCAATATTCCCCGGATTTTTAATCTGGTCCTGTTGGAACCAGGAAAAAGTTTTGTGCGAGTTATTCAAAGCATTGGACGAGGAATTCGAAAAGCAGAAGACAAAGACAGTGTCCAAATCTGGGACATAACCGCAGCCACCAAATATGCCAAGCGCCATCTCACAGAACGCAAACGTTTTTATAAAGATGCTCGCTATCCATTCACAATAGAAAAGGTAAAATACCAATAATGCAGATACTAACTCTCGAAGACCAAATGTTTAGTCTTAATGATCTTCCCAACGAAATTGAGGAAGATTTTAGATTTGCTGTATTTGACAACAGCAACAGCAGTAATCCCGATCATTTTTTCATTCCGTTAATTTTCCTAGAAAGTTTTACTGGGCCGGCTGTGGTACTAAAAATTGACGAGTATGAAATTACTATGCCATTAGATTGGTGCACCATTGTGGGAGATCAGGACTGTCGTGATATGGAAGTTCTTCCACTAACCAGTCTCAATGATCGAGGATTTAAAACTTTTACCTTTAATCCTCTCAGCAGTTACCGACCAGAATTTCTTGACATTGACATCATCGATGTGTATCAAGATGTGCGATGGTATTTTCCAAAAATGAAACCTGGTCAATTATTGTGCACACCTCTTCATCCTGGAAAAAAACCAGTATGTGCTTACTTTGTCAAAGAAGTCGGCAGACAAAGTGAGTTAATAGATTATAGCAAGTGTTGGTAGTATGAAATACGTGTATGAAAGTCCAGATAGCGGCGAGACTGTTTATAGAAGAGCAATTGGTCAGATCGAACGGGAATTACATTCAGTGAGTGAAGAAAAAAAAACGTTACTTGATCAAATTAAAGAAAGTAAACTTTGGGGAGATATTCATCGAGAAGCACTTACTAATCCTAGTTTACAACAAGCACTAGATCGTGTTAAAGTGATATACTATTTGAGTAAAAATAATGGCAACAGCAAAACTTGATATCAAACGAGAACTAGCAGCAGTAGATCAAAAAAACTATAAATTCTACGAGAATCTCACCGAGGACGAAAAAAAAGCATTTAGCCCATATGTGCTGATGCGATACGTTTCTAATGTTCAAGGAGATTCAGATATTCAAGCTTGGTTTGTAGAAACGACCAATGAAATGGTCAATAAACATCACTGGACCTTGTCTAAAAATCACAAAGAATTATTGTGGAATTTATTTGCTGCAACTGGTATTGGATCAACATTTTTTCATCCATACCTTCCTGCAGGAAAAAAAGAAAAAACAAATAAAATTGAAAAATTATTGGCCGAATTGTATCCTGCTATGAAAATGTCCGATGTTAAACTCATGGCTAGTTTGATGGATAAAAAAGATTGCGAAGAACTATTTGACAACATGGGATTTGATAAAAAGCAACGAAAAATATATGAATAATTTTTTAATTTTATAAAAATATGAAACACAAATTTAAAATACTTCTCATCGGCGACAGTTGTGTCGACGAATACTACATTGGCAATTGCGATAGGCTTAGTCCCGAAGCGCCGGTTCCGATTATAAAAATTATCGACCATTATAGTTTGCCGGGTATGGCTGGTAACGTACGAAAGAATTTTATCGCATTAGGTGTTGATCCAGAATACATTACCAATATAGAATCTATTGTCAAGACTCGATATATAGATCAAAAGTCAGGACAGCAACTGATCAGAGTTGACACTGAGCCTTATGTCCAAGAATGGAATGGGGTAACGTCGCTTAAATTATTTGAATATGATGCCATTGTTATTTCGGACTACAACAAAGGATTTATCAATTATGGCCAAATTGAAATTATTTTAAAAGAATCTCAAGTTCCTGTATTCATTGATACCAAAAAAACTGACCTGGCCAGAATGATGGGTGCATTTGTAAAAATCAACAGCAAAGAGTACAGCCTGGCCAAAAGTTACTGTGAAAATTTAATCGTGACTTTAGGGGGTCAAGGAGCCAGATATCAAGGAAAAATTTATCCTGCTCCTCGAGTGGAAGTCAGCGATGTCTGCGGTGCCGGTGACACATTTCTTGCTGCACTGACCTATCAATACCTCACAACCAAAAAGATAGAAACAGCAATAGAATTTGCCAACAAGGCCGGCAGCATAACCGTTCAGCATCGAGGAAATTATGCACCTACACTGCAGGAAATTTTTGAAACTAAAAGAACATTGAAATGACCGCACTGATGAGCCAACCATATAAGTGCGTCCATTGTGATAAAAATTTTGCCAAGGAACGAACTCTTATGGCTCATATGTGTGAACGCAAGCGTCGAGCCATGCAGCGTGATGAAAAACGAGTACAGGCCGGGTTCATGGCATTTAATCGTTTCTGGCAGTTGACTCAAGGTGCCAAAAAACTCAAGACTTATGAAGAATTTTGCGACAGCAGTTATTATAACGCCTTTGTGAGATTTGGAAGTTTTGTCAACAATGTTAATCCGTTATATCCAGATCGATTTATAGACTACGTGATCAAAAGCGGGATCAAATTAGACCATTGGTGTCGAGATGAACTTTACGAAAAGTATCTTTATGAAATTATCAAAGTTGAACCAGTTGAGTCTGCTGTCCAAAGATCACTACAAACTATGATGGAATGGGGTGAAGACCACAAAGCCGAATTTGCTCATTATTTCAATTATGTAAGTTTAAGCCGAGCAGTTCATGATATCAGAAATGGAAAAATTAGTCCATGGATAATTCTCAATACCAAATCTGGTCAAACTATGATTAACAAAATGAGTGATGAACAATTGGACATGATTTCTCCGGCCTTTGATGTTGCATTCTGGTTGAAAAAATTCAAAGAAGTCCCAGCAGACACTGCACTGGTCAAAGAAGTATGCGGAGAAATTGGACTAATTTGATCTTGCAAAATTGTTTGTTTTGTTGTATAATTTGTATACCAACACACACATTTTAGAGGTTTACAAATGAAGCGTTCAATTATTGGTTTTGCAGTTGCACTGACTCTCGGCGGGTGTTCGTCACTCAATCCTTTTCAACAAAGCAAACCGGTTACGGTCGAGCAGCCGAAGGAATATCAAACAGCAATCAAAGACACTCGGCTAAGTGTAGACTTTCCAGACAATGGAGTCAAAGTTTATTACACCATTGGCGGCAAACTGGAAAAGGTTGAAATCACCGGTGTTGCTGAAGCGTGGAAACAGCAACATGCTGTGCTTGCTGAAATGGATGCTATGGGCAAAATGGTCAAGTTTGTCTACGGTAAAGATGTTGCTACTAATTCCAATGTCAAAACCATGGCTCGAGCCATTGAGCGGTCTAAAGACAATGTTGTAAATGAATTCAAAAGTCAAAACGGTCGACTGACCGCAGTGGGCGACGACGATTCGTTGCCTATTGATCGAGACAATCAAGATCAGAGGTCTAATACTGCAACTCGAGTTGCTAGTATTGTCAATGAAACACTGACCAATACCGTAGATTCCATTACATCAAAAGGTCGGTTGACTGGAGTTCACAAGATCAAAGAGTTTTCCAAGAATGATGGGAAGTTGTATGTGGCAGTATATGAGTGGAGTGTCGAAAACCAAAAAGCAGCGGATCAAATTCGCGGCATGATGAACTACAAAAAATGATCAAGCAGAGTTTACTAGCACTGGCCATGCTGCTTGCACCTGCTGCTCATGCACAGGTGAGAGTCGAAGCCTCGGGGTCTACTATCGAAGAAGCCAAACAACGGGCTTTTGAATCAGCAGTTCAACAAGGGGCAGGTGTGTTGATTCTCAAAGAAACAGAAGCCGTTAATCGAGAAATCGTACGCAACGAAATACTTGCGTACTCATCGGGATTTGTTGAAAAGTTTCAAATCAAAAAACAATGGGTTGAAGATGGGAAAATACGATTGATTATGGATATATGGGTCAGTGACAGCAAAATTGCCGATCGGATCAAGACCGTCAGTCGAGATGGTAAAAATATTGACGGACGACAATTTGAAGCCAGATCTCAAACACTGGCTCAAGAGCAGGTCTCTGGCGATAAGATTTTTAAAATGATTATCAAAGACTATCCCGCCAAAGCAATTGAAGTAAAAATTGTCAATGTATCAGCCTCTGGCAAAAACAATAAAACCTCTTTACACGTCGAAGCCGTAGTAGAGTGGTCAGAAGGTTTTTTGATCAGCCTAGCCGATGCACTTGAAAAAACCAGCCTTGATTACAAACAAGACTATGAAACTGCTATCAGTGTGAGAACAAAAGGTTTTTCGTGGTCCAGCCCCTCAACAGGGACTTATGCAGATGACAGCAAATTAAAAATTTTGCGCAACAGACTCACACAAGATCAATTGGCTATAAAAGTGTTATATCACAATAACTCTGCAAAAAAACCATTTGCCGAATCCTGCACTGATATTCCTTTTTACTTTGACGGCTCGCCCTATTTTGGCACTCGAAAGCAGGAATATTCACTGTTTGAGCATTTTGCCGGGAATGTTAAATGGCCTGATCTACACTTTAATGGAAATTACAGTGAAAAGATTCGATTCGGTGTAGATCTAATTGAACCTCTTGCAAACACAGATCGTGTAACAGCCGGCATAGTCTTTAGAAAAGACTGCATTTAATTACACATGGACATTGACATAGATTTTTCAGATAGGTCAAAAGTGCTTGAATTGATCAAGCACATCCCTGCCACAATACAAATCAACTCCGGTGAATACAAAAAACACAACACTGGAGTTTATTGTCACGACATTCCCTACAATCCATTGACCGGCTGTGCCAGCATTGATTATAAATCTGCTGAACAGCGAGGATATTTCAAAATTGATTTCCTCAATGTCAGTGTTTACAAAGGAGTTCGAAACAATGAACACCTAGAGCAGTTGATCAATACCGAACCCTTATGGGATCTGTTGGAGCAGAAAGAATTTGTAGATCTGCTGTTTCATGTCAACGGGCACCATGATATACTAACTGCAATGAAGCCCAAGAATTTGCCACAACTGGCAGCAGTTCTAGCCATGATACGGCCGGCCAAGCGACATCTCATTGGCAAAGGTTGGGATGAAGTAATGAAAACTATTTGGATCAAGCCCGACACCGATGACTACTATTTTAAGAAAAGTCATGCTCACAGTTATGCACTGCTGGTCTGTGTGCAAATGAATCTTATTTGTGAATCAATCAGTCAAGAGTATTCTTAGGAACTCTGACCAATTGTATTGATTTTCTTTTGACACGTTTTTCAGCAATGTCACTGAGATTGACCGTCGGTCCAAATATCAGTTCTACATCCTTGCTGTTGAAAGTTTTGATAATGTCTCGGAACAACTGCATTTCCAATTTTAGAAAAATATTGATGGGGATTTTTCTATTGCTTTCCCACCACCAAACTTCGCCCAGTTCTAGAAATTTTTGTATAGTATCCTGATTCTTGAGCATGGCAATGTCATACATGCTCACAATGCTGGTGTCATAATTGATAATAATGCCTACATACTCGATATTGTTGCTTTTTATACAGGATACAAAGGGATGATTGTCTTGAAACTCAGTTGATGTAGACATAGGCGCGCGGTTATATAAATATCGTTATGCAAAATTTGCCAATCTATTTATACCAAAATACTTTTAATGTAATATTAGATTTGGACGATACCACTCGTGGAGTAAATTCAGTTATGTATCAACGTGATTTAAAAATACAAAAAGGTATCAAAAACCAAGTACGCCTACAGTTTAAAAACAGTGATCAAAAGCCCATTAGGGTCAGCAATACTAATACCTATGAGTTTTCATTGGTTAATGCTTCTAGTCAACAACAGGTTTTAAAAAAAATTATAACCGTACTGGATGACGGAGTGACTACTAGTACCAAAGGATTGGCCCTGTTGACACTGCTGGAAAGCGACACTATGGACTTGGAGCAGGACAGTTATAAATTTGTTATAAAATACTATGACAGTGCGGATCGTTCGTACTTGCCCACTTATGTCAACACCTACTATGGAATGACAGGAATAGCGCAGGTAGTGCAGGAATCCTTGCCAGTTCTGCAGCCCAATCAGGAAATCACCAGTTTCTTAAAAACCTATAACGACTTTGCACGTGTCTACGAGCATCGCAGTGGCAATATCTATGCACATCCAGAATACAATGCCAATTCTGGGCTGCACACACTGTGCTTGTACATGACTGGTTATCGAGGCACTGTATATGTGCAGGCCACGCTGAGTAATCAACCAGACAGCACCCCCAACGCCTATGTAACTGTGTTGACCAAGCCCTACACAGGATTTAGCGGTGCGGACTATTTGAATTTTACCGGAATATATACTTATATCCGTATCATGCATGTTCCTAGCAAGGGACCGTTGGATTCAGTAAATGACAATCCTGCGTACTATGGAATCTTTGACAAAGCGCTGTATAGATGTTAAACTAG